CAATAACTTGTTGTTGGAATGGTGACATAAAATCTTGAATAGATCCTGTGCCTGTTCCTGCACCAGATCCTAACATTGCTTCTGCACCAGCTATTCCTGTTCCTGCTAAACCTACTTGTGTTCCAGCGTCTGTGGCTTGTTGTTGTGCAGCTGTTATAAAAGGTTGAAAAGATCCAACACCTTGTCCTGCAAGTGTGGCTGCTTGTGTTTGTAAAGCATCTTGTGCTGCAACTTGTGGTGCAAATGGTGCTTGAGCTGCTTGTGTTTGTTGAAATGTTTGAAATCTTTCTCTAGCGATATCCTGTCGTCTTTGAAACGCTTCATCTGTTTCTAATTCACCTGTTGCAGGGTCTGTTCTTTTTGTTAACTGACCCGATATGTCTGCTGCTAGTGCTGGTAACCCAGTAACACCGATAAGCGACTTGGCAAAATCTTTACCAATATCTTCTATAAACGGTGCGGGTAATGTTCTTTGTTCTTGAATTGCCATTATGCTACTTTATTCTCCAGGGTTTTCATTGTTTTATACATTACATCTGCGCCTTTATCAACACTTCCTCCACCGGCTGCTCTGACCGCATCAGCTGTGAAGACAAACTCATTCTTAGATAATCTTGCTGGCACATCGTCTTTTTTCTCATATTCTCCTAATGGCACAAATCCGCCACCTCTTAAATCCATTTCATTACCGTTTAAATCTAGCATTTCATCCTGCTCCATCATACCACCCTCTGCAGCAAATCTTCTAGGACCACCATAAAATTCTAAAAATCTAGTCATCTCTGGATCTGTATTAGCTACTGTTGGTAGTTTTTCATCCTCTTCGTCTTCTTTAGATAAAGCACCTGCTAATAATGACGCTGCTGTGATAGCTGAAAAAGGATTTAAATTTGCCAAAGCTGCCTCTTTACCACCAAAAAATATTTTTTTACCTAATTGACTTTTTAAAAATCCTGGAGTGCCTGGAAAAGATCCTATTGCAGGTAGTCCAAAAGCTGCTGCTCCAAATATAGCAGCTTTACCTAACGGTGACTTTGCAACTTTCTTAACAGCTCTTGTAGCTTTCTTTACAAGACTACCTAGACCATATTCTTGTCTTATTACACCGCCGTCTGCCATATTCTGTAATAACTGTTGTTCATATTCTCGTTTAGTTAATCCACCAAGTTGTCCAAGTGGTTGTTTTCCCATGTATTCTTTAATAGCCTTTGGTGCTTCAGGTGTAAAAGCAAAACCAAGGCCTGTTGCTTTTGATTTATCATCTTCATCACTATCACCAAATGTAAAGAAATCTCTTACTTTATCCATAAAAGTAGGTTGTGGTGTAATCATCATTTGAGGTTGTTGTTTAGGCATGGGTGTTTCTGTTCCGCCACGCACACTTATTGGTGGTTCATCACCACCATCACCTTCGGGACCACCTGCATCAGTTATTCCAGCTGTCCCATAAGCAGCTCCTACATCCTCACCATAAGAATCACCTGTCGTTCCACCTCTTGCAAACCTTGCACCGTAGAATTTTAATATGTCATCAAATTCACTTTTTGGTTTTTCTTTTTTTTCTGTAATAGGTGCTCTTAATCTTCTTACAGGTTTATTATCTCCACCCTCATCTTTATCTTTATTAATTACATCTTGAATTGTAGTATAACCCATGTTTCTTAGCATTTCTAATCCTGCTGGTGATTTTAAAAAAGAATCTTGGAATTGAACTGGTAATTCCTCCTCACCAGGTCCTATTAATCCTTCTCTTCTTAAAAACTCTGTTCTTCTAGCTAGATTTGATTTATCTCTAAATGGTCCTATAAATTTTTGATCTGCTCGTCTAATAATGCTAGTTGGAAGAAAATCAAAAATAGAACCATCATCTAATGTACCGTCAGGTCTAATTGAAATATTACGAAGATCTTTTGCGGTTACGTTACTAAAATCAATATTATCAAAATCTCCTCCTGGAGGAGAACCCATATCTCCTCGGTTACTACCAAAAGAAGAGCCTTGAAAATCTTCACCATAATTATCAGATGTAAAATCTGACATACTTTCTGTAGCTAAACCTGCCTCTACATCAGCTTCATCAAAACCACCATTTGAAAATGGTTTTCTAGGTGCTCCACCTTCTGCTAGTAATTGTCTTGCTATTTTTGATCTAATAATTGCCATTTTTTCACACTACTTGGTTTTGGGGAACAAATCAAGCGAAGGCATGATTACTTTCACATCTCGTCTAATCTCTGCTTCTGGCACTCCTTTTGCCTTCCATTCGTTCTCTGTCTCATATACCTCACCTGTTTTAAGGTTAGATATGGTTGTTATTATCTTTTCTGGTTTTATTGTTTCCATTACGTTGTTACCTCTCTTGGTTCTATTTCTAGTATTGAAGCTACCACATGAAGCCTATTGGCATAGGCAGCTTGTACTTTTAACACCTCGCTAGCCTCCATGACTAAGGGCTGAGTTAAAAGCTCCACCGTAGTATTAGCGGATACTGATTTACTTTTAAATAAACTAAATATGTTTGACGATGAATCTACCAACGTCACTGTAATTGTGGTTCCAGATCCTGAGTCATCTGATACTAATATAGATTTAACTACAGCTGTTTTAAAAGAAGGCACTGTATATACAGTTGTTAGGTCTGTAGTCGTTAAATCATTCTTTTTATTTATAAAACTATTTGCCATTAATTTATAAAGAAGCTTTCTGCTTCCATCTCATCTTTT